AGTGAGGAGAGGGGGCGTTTTAAGTTGAAGAGTTGAAAAGCTTAGGAGTTAAGAGGAATGTTTTGGCGGTTGGACTCGCAGAGGTAACTTCATAAGCTTTTCAACTTATCATCTTGAACCTCCAACTCCTCAAATCATCAACTTGTCAACTAATACCTCTAATGGGTAGTGATAGAAAGAAAAAGCGTGGCAGTGTATCTGTCACGCTTTTTCTGTCATAATCCGAGTTGTTTGATTAGGTAGTCACCTACTGCTAAGTTTTCTTTTTTGGCAGAGGCTTTTATTTCGTCTACTGCCTCTTGTGGCATTCGGCAGTATAATACTGCATTACCTACTTTTTTTCGGCCTGCGTTGGGGCGGCGGCCGCCCCATGTGCTTTTATTCATAGATTATTCATGTTTTATTCATATTTTATTTATGTCGATTATAATCGAACAAGCCGCCGTTTTGTGGCAGTTCGTCAAGTGTCACGCCATGAAGGTGGGGCTTTTTGTTATTTTCTTACTTCGTGTACGTTAATCTGATACACGCGGTCCTCGGCTTGGGTGGTGAGGCCGATGAGCTTTGTGTAATACTCTTTGTAATGTGCGTAGATGTCGTACCCGAGTAGAACCGTTTCGGCAGTTGGGATAAACTCTTCTTCGCCATGTTCTTGCGTTATGCTGTCGGCCTCTATGGCGTTGAAAGCTGCTTCTTTCGTGGCGTAGACACCTTCGATAAAGTTATCTTCATTTGTCAATATATATACTTTATCCATTTTGTTGCTCTTGCCGTGTTGAGCGTAGGGCTTGGGTTGTTAGTTGATTGACTCTATTTCTACTGCCCATGCGGGGGTTGTATAATCTTCATACGCAATAGCGTAAAAAGTTTCACCTACGCGGACTACTTCAAAATAGTAGTCATTTTCGTGTGACGAGAGCCAGTCTATATACTCCTCAGTACCAATATATTTTAAGAAATCGTAAATGGCACCTTGCTCATCTTCTGCCGATAGAGACTCGGCATTCTGAAAATAAGAAGGTTCTACTACCTCGTAGAGAGCCTCTTTCGCTTTTAAGTCTGTTGTGAGATAATATCTTTTGGTTTAAGTTGTTTGTTACTTTATTTTTAATTACAATGCAAAGATACGGCCTTTGTTTGAAAAATGCAAGCAAAATTCAAATTATTTTTGCAAAACATGCTGCAAAACATATTTTTGGGTATTGGAGGGGGCATCTATTAGTAGATAGAAGTAGATGTACGGTTGGGAATAAAGCGCGTTGTGTGGGTATGGTGGTTAACTTTGCGTTGGACGTGGATTATATGCGTCTGCAGGAAGATTATGGATATAAGGTTGAACATATTGCGTGCTGATGTGCTTGGGAAGGTGCATGAGATGGCGGGTTACACTGGCGCCAAGATGGTGCAGGGTGATGATGGTGCGTATGTGCGTGTGGCGACTACTGAGGCTGATGAGCGTTTGCTGTCGGAGTTTGTTGACAGGGCGAAGGCTGATGTGGTGATGGGGCTTGGCAGATATGGGGCGCGTGTGCTGGAGAATGAGGACACGGGTGTGATGGTGCTGGCGTTGGACATGCCTTCGAACTATGACACGCGGCTTAATGATGCGGTGTGTGAGGAGCTTGCGAATTGTATGTTGTATACTGCTGTGGGGTATTGGTTTATGCTGACGAACAAGCAGGAGGCTGGGGCGTATGTGCAGATGGCCCAGGGTAGTTTGTCTGCGGCGCGTCAGATGCTGTCGAAGCGTGTTGCTCCGGTGCGTGTTGTGCCGACGGTGAGTGATGAGGGAGATGGTGTTAGTTATGAGTGAGGAGGGAAGATAGTTTTATAAGTTGATAAGTTGAAAAGTTCAGGAGTTAAGAGGAATGTTTTGGAGGTTGGACTCGCAGAGGTGACTTCTTAACTTTTCAACTCTTCAACTCATCAACTTGAAAATGAATAGGAGGTTTTGAATTATGCCGAGGAGACAGACTTTGGAGGTTAGGTTGTATTTGAGTGAGCTGATGTATGATGTGCAGCAGAAGGCTTGGCATACGGGTGAGAGTATGCGTGGTGGTGATGCTGCGTCGGAGGAGCAGGCGTCGAAGGTGGAGGAGTTGTCGGACGCTGGCAAGGACTTGGTGTTGCGTGCTTTTGGCAATGCTTATGGGGTGTTGCGTACGGAACTTGGTGAGTACATAGTGGAGGAGTGTGCGATGGCTGACAATTTGCTGCTGCCGGAGGTGCGGAAGAAAATTGTGCATGGCATTGTGATAGGTTATGGTGGTGCGCCTTCAAGGTCTGTGAGTGATGAGACGGAGGATAATACGCTGGTGGTGCTGCTGCGTGTGCCGATGAACTTTAACCTGGGTGTGCGCCAGGGTGTGGCTGCTGCGATGCACGCGTATATGGTGGATTGTGCGATGGCTGAATGGCTGATGGTGAGTGCGGCGGCTGGTGGTGCTGCTCAGTGGCTGGAGCGGGCGAAGGCTGACTTGCTGGCATTGCGTGTGGCGTTGAACAAGCGTATACGTCCGACTCGTGTGCATGAGCCGGCACGAACAGAACCTAAGACTAAAGATGATGTGCGTTATGAGTAGTGAGAATGCTGTGAAGATGGTTTATGGGCCTTATGGCTGGGTGATAGGTCCGGCAGACAAGGTGGCTGGGTATGGCAAGTGTTGTTGTGGCTCGGTGAGAGATGGTGGGAGCAGACGTGTGACGTTGTTGTTTGACCGTGAGGCGTTGTTGTATGACATTGCGAATGTGGCGTATGTGGAGGGTGATGTGATGCAGACTGATAATGCGCATGACCGCCACCAGGTGATGGATATAGCTGAGCAGGGTAATGTGGACAGGGTGACGCGTGTGCTTGACCTTGCGCATTCGGAGTGTGTTGAGGCTCTTTATCCGTTTACTAAGGTGGAGTGTGATGATGGTGCGGAGCTTGATGATTTGTTTGGTGAGTGTGCGTCGTATGTTATAGTGCTGAGGGTTCCGGAGAGGTTTTCGGGGACTACTGCGAGGTTGCTTGAGCAGTTGATACATGAGTATATGGTGGCTATGGTGTTGGCTGACTGGCTTGGGATAACGTGCCCTGCTGCGGCTGAGAAGTGGGCTGTGAAGGCTCAGGGTGCGCTTGATGAGGTGAAACGTAAGTTGCATTGGCGCATGGGCGTGCTGACGCGTCCGTTGCGTCCGTTTTAATTGTGTGTGGTGTTATGGCGAGAGGTTATAAGACTGGTGGCAGGGTGAAGGGTACGCCGAACAAGCCTAAGCCTTACAAGCAGTTGATATATGGTTGTATTTCGGCTGGTGTGGGTGATTACTTTGAGAGTGGTTTGTTTGACAAGGATTTGCTTGCTCTTGACGCTAAGGACCGTATATTGGTGATGGAGAAACTTGCCCAGTATGTTGTGCCGAAGCAGCAGAGCCAGAAGGTTGATGTGCAGGCGTCGGCGGAGGTGTCGGAGTCGTTGTCGGAGAAGTTGTCGGCGATGGCTATGGAGTATGAGTCAAAAGATGAGTAGTGTGATATGGAACAGAGAATAGAGTATAAGGGTATGACTTCGCAACCATCGGACTATGCGTGCGGTGATGGCGAGATGAAGCTTGCAGTGAATGCTGAGTATAGAGATGGTGGGTATCATGCTGTGAGGGTGCCGAAGGAGAATACTACGATTGATGGAGAGCCTATATATGTATTCCACGCGAGCGATGGCGAGAAAATATTGTATATTAAAGATGGAAGTTTGTATTATAATGATACGAGCATTACGACAATAACGAGTGTGACCGATATATGTAATATAGGTAATGTTATCGTCCTGTTGGATAATGGGAAGAAGAAATACATTAGATATATGTCGGATAATACGTTTAAGTATATAGGTGACGAAATTCCTAAAATTGAATTATCATTCAAAGCTGCTCAAGCACAAATTGGATTTTCTACCATAGGCTTTGGTGAGGATTGGGAAGAAGGCTCAAATCTTTATGGTAGAGAAGATGTATTCTACGAGAGCAACTATCGTAATATGTTGCATGGTGTCAATACCTCATCTGGGTATACTATGCCTAAATTGAGTGCGTATACGCCATCTTTAGGAAAGGACTATCATAAGGAGACGTATCTTAAGAAACAAGAAGCATGGGGGAAATTAGAAGAATTACTTGTGGGAGAATTGAATAAGAAGAGGACACAATATAACAAGAAGGACTATCTATTTTACCCACATTTGTTGAAATATGCCATAAAACTATATGATGGTTCATACGTTAACGTGTCAGAACCGATACCAACTTTGCTGTTAAATGATACTACGGGTATTATTTTTTCATTGGACAACGAAAACAAAATAAAGTCTTTATGGATAGAGTATACTTTGTATGATTTATGGCTGAGAGTAGAATCTGCTGATTTTTATAACGGTTTCTCGGACATTATAGATTCTATTGATATTTTTATGACGGAACCAATCTATACTTGCTATGACGAATTAGACTGCGATTTGTCAGATGACAGAGTGCCTGTTATCAATAAGTTGTATTTCAGACGGAAAAATATGTATGAAGGTGTGAAGAACGCAACAACATATCATAAACTATTTTCTATACCGTTTGAAAAAATAGCGTATTATAGCGTCTTTAGGAGAATGAAGAATAGTGAAGAAGGCATTTATGTGGATTATAAGGAAAAGGAAATCTTGGAAACGTCTACAACAATAGAAGCAGATTACACTATAAGCAATATTTATTCGTACAACAATAGGTTGCTTGAGTCAAGAACGAACAAGAATAATAAATACACGATTTGTAATTCCTATTGCGGGTTAGATGTTATAAAAAACCATAATACGAGCTATTGTCGCGAGAATGATAGGTTGAGGTCTTCTGAGACTACCTTTTATAATTACAATATAAAATTGAATAAAGATGACTGCATTCAATATTTGAAATATAAGGTTGGTGATAATGTGTATTGGAAGAAAATAGGAAATAAGCTGAATGGCCATACGCATATAATGTATGCTAAATCGTCTAAACCTATATCCTATGTTGTATTCCAAAAAAACGATTCTTCTTGGTATAGTGAGTACATATTTGATTTTGCTGAGACGTTAGATGCGAATGTGTACGTATTAGCGAAACAAAAACTATTTGAATCGTTGAGTCCTGATGGTTTAGTTCAAGAACTACCAGAAGAATCAACACCGCCAGCAAGTACGGTTGATGATACGTTGAATTGTAGTGAGGCTAACAATCCTTTCTCTTTCAGCAATAAGAACGTTGTTGCAATTAGTGATGTAATAGCAATAAGAGCTGTGACGATGGAGACTTCAAGAGGGCAATTCGGACAATACCCCGTGTTCGTCTTTGCTAAAGATGCAACATACGCTGTCAATATAGGCAATGATGGAACGATGCAGTCTGTTGTACCTTACTCTTATGATATTCTTAATAATAAGCACTCTGTTGCTAATATGGGAAGGTCTGTAGTTTTTTGCTCGAAAAGAGGGGTCGTGTTATTCGATAATTCAGGCGAAAGTAAATTGTTGCTGAAATTGGACAAAACGCAAGACTATGCGTATGATAAATGCAAGAAGGAGCATCAGAAGCAGTTTGTGGAATCTTATTTAAGTGGCGACACGATGTCGTTCGGTGAAATTCCAGACTATAAAGATTTAAGCACCTATATGAATGGCGGAGCACGTTTTGCTTACGACTACTCACACGAACGTCTGATTGTGTATAATCCGCAGTACAACTATTCGTATATTATGGATTCTCAATCGGGATTTTGGAGTATTTTCAATCAAGGCTTCAGTAATAATTTGTACATAGATAATCAATGCTGCATGGCGAAAGTATCAAGTCGTAAAATTGTAACGGAAAAAACAGAAATAAAAAACGTGTATGTAAGGAAAGCAAAGAAAATATCTGAGAATGAAGCAAGAACAACGATAATTACTATTCTTACAGAAAAAACGACAAGAACCATAAAAGACAGCTCAAATGGAGAGATAATAACTGAAGTCGGAGGAAAAGAAACTACAATAACGAATGACGAAAAAGCCGTGGTGACGAATGATAAAATCATTTTTGATACAACGATAGAAACGGTTACTAAAGATATTATGACGGGAAAGTCTGAAACGAAGCAAGAAACAGACCATCAAGAGTCGGACAAAGAAGCTTTTCCGAATTTTATGGAGGAATTTGTAGAAGAAGATATCAAGCAAGAAAGCGAGAGTGACCCTATCATAAAAGAGTATACAAAAAAAATATATGCCGTCTACGACTATTCATCAGACAACGTTGTTGAAACGCAGAAGGCTTACCTTATCACTCGTCCGTTCAAGTTGGGTGAACCAGATGTGCACAAGAGTTTGCAGGGTGTTATTCAGCGTGGTGTGTTCTGCAACAGGAATGATGTGAAGCAGTGCTTGTATGCGAGCAATGACTTGTATAGGTGGGTTCCGGTGCATTCGAGTGACAGCATTTATATGCGTGGCATGAGGGGTACGGGTTATAAGTACTTTAGGGAGATATTGTTTTTGCCGGAGTTCAAGCAGGACGAGGTGCTGCATGGTGCGACGGTGGAGTATGTGCCAAGAATGACGAACAAGATGAGATAAGGTGTGAGTGAGGTTGCGGACATATTGCGAGAGAATGAGCGGCGCAATGCTGAGGTGTTTGCTCCCTTCAACCCTGTGACGGGTGAGGGGAGCATACTTGCGCGTGTGCGTGTGGAGGTGTCGGACTTTCCGATACGCGTGCAGTGGCTGCCTGAGGGTATGCTTGATGTGCCGCTGGTGAAGCGCCTGGTTGAGGCTGGCAGTGTGGCTGCATTTTATGAGGGGCTTGGTGAGGAGCAGGCTTATACGGAGGAGGTGTATCAGTATATAGTGCGCAAGTTTGTGCGTGTGAGGTGTATGTATGACTTTCCGTTTTGGGCTGTGATGTATGTGCTGATTAGCAACAAGACTGGTGGTGATGACATACACTTTAGCTTGAACAGGCCTCAGCGTTTGCTGGTGACGCGTTTTGAGGAGATGCGTATGAATGGTGAGCCAATCCGACTGATATTGCTGAAGGCTCGCCAGTGGGGTGGTTCGACTGCTACGCAGATATATATGGCGTGGTTGCAGTTGGTGCATAAGACTGGTTTGAACTCGCTGATTGTGGGGCATGTGAAGGACGCATCGTATGAGGTGCGTGACATGTTTGACAAGATGATAGATGAGTACCCTGTGGAGTTGCTTCATGAGATTGGCGAGAGCTATGACCCTAATGAGGCGAAGATAGAGGGTGTCGGGAACAGTGGCAACATAAGGCGTATACCGCAGCGTAACTGCAAGATAAAGATTGGTTCGTATGAGAAGCCGGAGTCGGCGCGTGGTGGTGCTTACAGTTTGGTGCATTGTACGGAGGTGGGGCTGTGGAGCCCGACGGAAAACAAGAGTCCGGAGAAGGTTGTGCGCTCGGCTTGTGCTGGTATTACGCTGAAGCCGCTGACGATGATAGTGTATGAGAGTACGGCGAATGGTACAGGCAACTTTTTTGAGCGGGAGTATAATGCGGCTAAGGAGAGTGATGCGCACATTAGGCGTGGTGAGGAGAGCACTTCGCAGTTCAGGTCGTTGTTTGTGGCATGGTATCAGATTGAGATATACAGGCGTGAGTTTGAGAGTGATGAGGCGAGGCGGTTGTTTGCCCTGGCGCTTGTAAGCAACAAGCATAATGCTTATACGCCGACGAACCGTGCGGAGGCCGGCCGCTACTTGTGGTACTTGTGGGAGTGTGGTGCGACGCTGGAGGCGATAGCGTGGTATGTGGAGGAGCGCAAGAAGTATACGGACCATGGTGACATGGCGAGCGAGTACCCAACAGATGACAATGAGGCGTTTGTGTATTCGGGTTGCAAGGTGTTTGACAAGATGCTTGTGGAGGCTTTCCGCCCTGCCTGCCGTGAGCCTCGGTATGTGGGTGACATTTATGCTGATGGTGACGAGGGCGAGGAGGCGATGCAGCATATAAGGTTTAAGGAGGACCGGACGGGGCTGCTGTGCGTGTGGGAGAAGCCCGACATAGATGATGCGGAGAAGGTGCGTGACCGTTACCTTGTGGTGGTGGATATTGGTGGGCGGTCGGCGAAGGCAGACTGGTCGGTGATATGTGTGATAGACCGTATGTATTTGATGAGTGGTGACAGGCCGGAGGTTGTGGCTCAGTGGTATGGGCACATAGACATGGACTTGCTGGCGTGGAAGGCGGCTCAGATAGCGAAGTGGTATGATGATGCGTTGCTTGTGATAGAGAGCAACACGCTGGAGACGAAGGACAGGGAACGCATGGTAGATGGTGACCAGTCGCAATTTATATTGTACAAGGTGAAAGACGTGTATGACAATTTGTATGCGCGCGAGCAGAGTGAGGACGAGATACGTGAGGGTGCTCCGAAGATGTATGGGTTCCACACTAATGTGAAGACGAAGCCGAAGATTATATCGGAACTTGTGAAGGTGGTGCGCGAGCACTTGTATACGGAACGTGACGGCCGCTGCCTTGATGAGTACTTGACGTATGAGCAGAAGCAGAATGGTGCTTATGGTGCGATAGCCGGCAAGCATGATGACTTGTTGATGACGCGGGCGATAGGTTTGTATATAGCCTATAACTTTAAGGTTATGCCGCTGCCAAGTGTTGTGCCGCGTCGCCTTAAGAGGATTGAGCCGCGCAGCCATGTGGACCGGATAACGGAGGCGGTTATCTGACTTGAATGGTGGTTCTGTTTTTACGTCGGAGGTTGTTGATGATGGCTTTGGCTTGTGATGCGGAGAGGTAGAACTTTGGTGCTGGTGCCGAAACTACTCTGCATACAATTTGGCTCATGCTGAGAGATGGTGACTGGGATTTGAGGGCTTTGCAGCGTGTGAAGATTTCGTTGTACATTTCGCGTTTGCAGTGTGTGACGATGACGGGCAGTCCGCGCATCATGCGGCCTATGACGATGGTGGCCCTTTCCTCGCTGACCCAAAAGCGTGAGCAAGGGTTCATGACTACTTGTTTGAATAGTTTTTCCATGTTGACGTGGCTGCACTCGTGCAGCAGTTGGCGGAAGGCGGTCATGAGCTCGCGTTCGCGTTGTTGCTTGTAGTAAGATGTAGACCCGATGTGTTTCATGTGGTGCGGTATAAAAAAGAAAAGCCCCATGCGCCTACTTGATAGTAGTTGCGCATGGGGCGTAAATGTTCAGCCTTTAGTATGAGATGATGCAAAGTTACGGAAAATCAGTGATTTAGCATAAGAAATGTGTGATAGCTGTTATGTGTGGTTGGAAATAAAGCATCATCGCGTGTAAAATGAACGAAATTTGCTTATAGTAATATAAACTTAAAAGAGATGGCAGAACAAGATAAGGTGCAGATGCCTGTGGAAACGGGTGCTGTGAATGAGGAGCCGAAGAAGTCGAAGCGTGACATGTTGCGCGAACGCTTGTCGAAGAAGTACCCCGACAAGAATTTTGATGACGATGAGGCTTTTGCGGACCAGGTGAATGCAGATTATGATGATTATGACAACAAGATAGCCGGTTACAAGAAGAGTGAGCAGGCGTTGTCGGACATGTTTGCGAGTGACCCGCGCTCGGCAAATTTCCTCATAGACTGGAAGGAGGGTTCGGACCCCGTGATTGCACTTGTGCGTAATTATGGCAGTGACATTGTGGCGGCTGTGGACGACCCAGAACGTCAGGAAGAGATGGCGGAGGCGAACAAGGCGTATATAGAGCGCATGAACCGTAACAAGGCCCTTGAAGAAGAGTATAAGGAGAACTTGAACCAGTCGTTGCAGATGATGCAGGAGGCGCAGGAGCAGAATGGCTGGAGTGACGAGCAGGTAGATGCGGCATGGCAGCAGTTGTTCAAGATAGTAGATGATGCTGTGATGGGCAAGTTTGACCCCGAAACACTGAAGCTGCTGATGAATGGCAGCAACTATGACAAGGCTGTGGCGACAGCTCAGCAAGAGGGTGAGATAAAGGGCCGCAATGCGAAGATAGAAGAGAAGCTTAGAAAGCAGCAGCAGGGTGACGGGACGGCCCACCTTAATGGTAAGAACGGACGTGCTCCGCGCCGTACTGCAGACCAAAGTATTTTTGCCCTGGCATCGCAAGCCTAAGGCATGCAGACTTATATAGAGATGAAAAATATTGAAGACGAAGAAACCATACAATTTCCTAAAGATGTTGTTAGAGTAGGGCGTGGCAGTGTGGGACTGAGAAGTCAGGTGCCTGGCATTGCTACAACGGTGTCGGCTGTGGCTGAGGCTACTGGCGGGCTGCATGGTGGAAGTCTTTTTGTAAAAAGCAGAACAGAGAAATAAACCTTTTAATAATTTAGAGAACTATGGCAGAGAACGTACAAGTAACTACGACTAACGTAACCCCGCAGCCCGGCAGCGTGGGTTTGAAAACACAGGTGTCGGGACAGGCCACTACCGTGTCGGCAGCAGCAGATGCAACTGGCGGTGTGGGTGCAGGCAACTTTATAGAACAAGACCTTGATGCTGAACTTTTTGCCTTTAAGGGTGACGATACCCCGTTGATGCAGCTGATGCTGAAGGCCAAGACTGTGAATGTGAACTCTCCGGAGGTGGAGCATTACATGATAGACGAGCCTCGCAGTTCGGTGGTGACAGCGAATGCAGTGGAGAAGGACGACACGAAGAATGCCTTTGAACTGCCTCTTGCCTCGGAAGACCAGAACATGCCTCAGGAATATGGCACTTTGCTTGTGAAGGGTGTGAATGGCTATACCGAAGATGGTCAGACCGAGACCCCTGGCAAGGACATCATGCTGTTTGTGACCGGCCGTGCAAGCAATGGTAACCCGATTGTGCGTGCCACTAATGGCAAGAAGAAGTTGAAGACAGACCAGTTCTGCACGGTGCCCGCCATTCCTGCAAACTCTGAGATTGTGATTTTGTCGAATGCGCTTTATGAGACCCAGAAGGAAGTTGCCCCCGACTTGATTGTGCCTCAACCAACTACGGTGTACTTGCAGAAGCGAGGCATGAACCAAATTGTGTCAGACTACTTTGAGAGTCAGCGAAAGCATATCCCATTCTCGCAAGCCTTGATTGCAGAGCAGGCAATTACCAACTTCAAGACCCGTTGCAACCGCACACTTTGGGCGGGCAGAAAGAGCAAGTTTTCGGTTAATGTGCCGAAGCTTGGTGCGCAGACAGTTTACACGACTGAGGGTATTCGCTGGCAGTTCAAGCGTGAATTGCAGCACACTGGCAAGTGGACTGTGGAGAAGATTATAGCCCTGGCGAAGATGTTCTTCACTGGTGAAGATGTGCCCAAGACCGGTATTTTGCTTGCCGGCAAGAATTTGCTTGAACAGATTCAGTGTATAGACTATTCAAAGCACCCCGAAATTCAGATTACTACCAAGACGAACCCTGTGGGTTGGGTGGTGACAAACTTCCATACTGTGTTTGGTGACATCGAAATAAAGCGTGAGCCTACTCTTGACAAACTTGGCTGGAGCAATAGTGGTGCGCTGATTGGTGAGAACCGTCTTGTGCACTACAAGCGTACGAGTGACCATGAGTTCAGCGACAAGGTGGAAGGTGAAGAGGCTACACGCAAGGGTATGATTGTGTGGGACGGCCTTGCTCTGAAGGGTGCTTGCCACATGTTTATAAACGGTGAGGGCGATGGTGCCAATCATGACTCTGTGGTATATATCCAGTGGGACAAGGAGACAGCTCCCGATGTGTCGTCGGCAGGCAATGTGGTATACTACTTGCTGAACGATTGCCCTGCATTGAGCCAGAGTGCCAAGGCCGGCACGATGTGGCGACACAACGGCACGGCATGGGAAGAGTATGCTGGTGAGATTGTGTTTGACTAACGATGTTACTAACATGAAGGTGCTGCCAAAGCAATAGGTGGCACCTTCGTATAAACTCTGAATGATGAGAGAGATGAAAACTTATGGTGTTTATGGCCTTATGGACTGGCAGCCCATCATACGTGTTGGCCGTGCGAAGTTCTGCCCGCTGTTTACGGGCGGTGGTGCGACGGCATACGGGCAGACACCTGCAAAATATGCGACGTCGAATGAAGTGTGCCAGCGCATTATAGAGAACTCTGACTACTTTAAGTCGGGGCATATCAAGTTGCTTTACTCGAACGAGATTGAAGAGGCAAAGGATTTGGAGGTGTGTGCTGAGAGTCATGATGATGGTGCCGAATATGTGGAGAAGGTGTTCCCCTCTATGGGTGATGCCGCATCGTATGTGGCAGACAGTTTTGGTACTCCGAAGTCGAAGTTGCGTACACGCGATGCTATTGTGTCGGCAGGCAAGGCACATAATGTAAACATTAAAATAGCAGATTAGAGGGACTGAATATGGAATTGCACTCACTATCCAAGGTTAAGCCGGAGGAGGCTGACGGCATGGACTCTGTAAAGCGTGACAAGTTGCACAATTCGCAGCGTGCCTATGACGTGCTTGCCATGGCTCAGACATATTGGAGCAACATGGACGATTTTCGTCGTGAGCGTGAGCGCAACAAACGCTATACCTATGGCGACCAGTGGGACGACACAATCACTGTGGACGGGTGTCGCATGACTGAGGGGGAATATATCCAGAAGCAGGGCAATGTGCCGTTGAAGAATAACTTGATACGCCGCCTGGTGCGCAACGTGATAGGTGTGTACCGCTCGCAGTCGAAGGAGCCGGTGTGCAATGCGCGTGACCGCGATGAGCAGAAGCTTGGTGAGACGATGAGCACTGTGCTGCAATATAATATGCAGCTCAACCGCATGAATGAGTTGTATGCGCGCACGATGGAGGAATATATGGTGGGTGCGTTTGTTGTTCACCGCAAATGGTATGGCTGGCGCAATGACAAGTTGGACTGCTGGACGGACTATGTGAACCCTAACCGTTTCTTTGTTGATACAAACATGCGCGACTTCCGAGGTTGGGACGTGACGTGTTGTGGCGAGATACATGACATATCGTTTGGCGACCTGCTTGGACAGTTTGCTCAGGCGCCGTCGGACTATGAACGTCTTGCCAACATATATCGTGCGGCCAATAACATGCGTGGTTTTGTGAGTGCACGTGCAAGTTTTGGTGTGTCGACGCGTAGGAAGGACATAGATTTTTTGTTGAACACCGACGAGTCGCTTTGCAGGGTGATAGAGGTGTGGCGCAAGGAGACGAAGCCCCGCTACCGATGTCACGATTACAACAATGGTGACGTGTTCAAGATAGACGTGAATGACAAGAAGGCTCTTGTAGACGATGTGAACCAGCAACGTTTGGAACAAGGGTTGTCGTTGGGCATGGCTAAGGAGGACATTCCGTTGGTTAAGGCAGAGTGGTTTGTGGACAGTTATTGGTACTACTACTACCTTACCCCGTTTGGTGACATACTTGCTGAGGGTGAAACGCCTTATGCGCACAAAAGTCACCCCTATGTGTTCAAGGCATATCCGTTCATTGACGGTGAGATACATTCGTTTGTGAGTGATGTGATAGACCAGCAGCGTTATGCGAACCGCCTTGTGACGATGTATGACTGGATAATGCGTGCGAGTGCGAAGGGTGTGCTGTTGGTTCCGGACGAATGCCTTGGCGACCAGAGTCCGGAGGATTTTGCCGATGCGTGGACCCGATTTAATGGTGTGGTGTTGTATCATGCGAAGCCTGGCGTGCCTGCTCCGACACAGGTGGCAAACAATTCGACAAACATAGGTATTAGCGAGTTGCTTAACTTGCAGTTGAAGTTCTTTGAGGATATAAGCGGTGTGCATGGTGCGCTACAAGGACGTCAGGGTACTACTGGCACGAGTGGCACGTTGTATGCGCAGCAGGCGCAGAATGCAACGACTTCGTTGCTTGACTTGCTGGATTCGTTTTCGCAATTTGTGGTAGATGCCGCATACAAGGACGTGAAGAACATTCAGCAGTTTTATGACCAGAAGCGTACCTTTAACATAGCCGGCCGCCAGGCTACGCAGATTGAGTATGACCCGGAAAAAATTCGTGATACCGAATTTGACTTGAGCATAGTGGAGAGCACGGCCACCCCCGTGTACAGACAGATTGCGAATGACTATCTTGTGCAGTTCTGGCAGTCGGGACAGATTACCTTGCAGCAGTTGCTTGAGGTGGGCGACTTTACGTTTGCGGACCAGCTGTTGCAGAGCATTAAGAGCCAGCAGCAACAGATGCAGCAGGGACAGACACCAGAAGGTGTGCCGCTAGAGCTGATGCAGCAGGCGCAGAATGGTGCTGACATGAATGCGGTGAACAAGCTGTATGGTGCGATGAAAGGCGAAGACAATGATGAGGCCCGACAGTATGGAGAGCCACAAACACCTAATGAGCAATGAACAGTTACTTGATAGATGAGATGGTGAAGGACGTGCGTATAGCAATAGACAACAACACGGAGGATAAGGAGTTGCTGGAGTTTGCTGATACTGACACGTTGATGCTGCAAGACATAGTGCGCGCCAAGGTGGTAGATGCTGCCAATATGATAGTGCGCGATGCGCCAGTGGATATGCTTGACGGTGGTGTGGTGGCGGACTTGAAGGGCATGGTGAAACTGAACAAGGTGTATGACACGGACACCATGCAGTATGCAGTGGTGAGGCTTGACAGAAGTTTTATGCGCCTGGTGAGTTTCAGAATGGGCGATTGGAGCATGGCTGTGACGGAGGCCATCAGTCCCGACAGTGCTTTGTATGCCATGCAGCGCAGCAGAATAGAGGGTGTGCGTGGCAACAAGGAGCGTCCGGTGGTGGCTGTTGTTCCGTCGAATGTGTCGGGCGGGTATGACTTGGAGGCGTACTCTACGAAGTCGGACAATGCTTTAATGACTTATATGCCGTATGCAAGTTTGTCAAGCGATGGTGCGTCGATTGAGCTGCCCGTGCAATTGTACAGTGCGATTGTGTATGCCACGGCCTATCTGACTGCTTTGGCCTTTGGTGCTGGCGAGCAAGCGGCCAATTTGCTGCGTGTGGCACATGAACTGGCGCATATCAGTGATGCGGCACCTGATTATGTGCAACAGCCGCAACAACCATTACAACAAGAAGAGCAATGAAGAAAGATTGGAAAGACATAGAGGGCCATAAGTTCCGCGTTGACGTGGGTTCAACATTAAGACAGGCCATGTCGGATGATATGCCTGCCGAGGTGTTGTGCTTTACTACTGACGGGCATATTGTGATGAATGGTTTGGAGTTCCCGGACCTTGATGCAGTGAAGGCCGAGCTCAGACGTGAGTTGTTCAGCTACAAGATAGATGAGTCGGTGTTCGGTTTGACTGCTGATATGTCTCGCAATGAGGTGGAGAAGATAATGGATAAGCCGCTATTTGACGAGATAGTTGACGCGATAACCAAGGGCCTTACTCTCTATGTTGGTGAAGGATATGTGGACGGCAGGTATAGTGTGGTGCATACTATTACTGGCAAGAACTTTAGGGAGCTGGACTTGACGTATAAGGACAACCGCGTGGTGTTGCGTAATTACGTTCCATTGAGTTCGGTTGAGGTGTACTATGGTGGCGGTTCCCGTTTGTTGAAGCTTGAAAACGATGTTGAAGAGTTGAAGGGCCTCCTTACTATGGCTTAGACAGAACCTAATTTTTATAAACAATTAAACTATTAACAGAGATGGCAGAATTGAAAGAAATTGCCGAAGGAACGATGATTGGTTTCTCGGCGAACAAGACGGTGACAGAAGCGAAGGCAGATACTGCTACCAACCGCGTTGACATCTGTAAGACGAAGGAACTTTACCTGAATGGTGAGCGCGCTGGTGTTACGGACGTTGAGAAGAAATTCCTTGAAGAAAACTTGAACGCTGATAGCACTGTGAAGGCTTCGAAGGTGAAGACTTCACTTGGCAGCGACATTGAGACTTATGTAAAGAACAATGTGGCGGGTGCTTACAAGTTCCAGGGTTCGGTAAACAGTATCAATGAAATTCTTGCAAAAGATTGCAAGAAAGGCGATGTGTTCAACGTTCGCGTAAAATTTGTACTTAGCGGAAGTGGTGAAAATGATGGCATTTACGAGGCTGGTACCAATGTGGCTGTGAGAGAGGATTTTGCAGCAGGTAAAGGCTCTCAAAGATTGCTTGACCCCTTGGGTGGTATCGTTAACGGCTATGCGACGAAACCTGATTTAGAGACAGGACTTGCGAAGAAGGCTGATAAGGCGATTGTGCTGCCGATTTCAAATTATCTTCCTGGAGAAAAGGTTGAAAAAATTGCAGATGTGTTTGGTTTTGATGTGGACACATCATCAGAAACTATTGCCGCATATTTAACTGGTGACCGCAGTTTTGACAAGTTGTTTAATGCCATTAAATCTGGTGTGAAGATTTATGGTCAGTATCATCATTATCTTGCTCTTACTGAATTATCTGAGGAAGGTATAGCTGAGGTATGCAGAGCTAAAGCCTATGATTGGTCGGGACAAATAGGTTCTACTCAAAAACAAACGTATAAAGCCATAGAGATGGAACTGGAAAGTGTAAATATAGTTATCAAACTTTCAGGTGGAAAATATTCGGCGCTTAAAACGAAATCCCTTTCTGCCCGCATCGCAGCTCTTGAAGGTCAGTTGACCTTGGCCTAAGGCATTTTATCTTTATTATATAACGAAGCCGCACTATGGCCGGTGTGTCATGGTGCGGCATTATTTTAATATAGACTATGGCAAAGAAAGATTGGAGCGAGATGGAAGGATTGCCATGGCGGCTTGATGTAGGCTCGACATTGGAAGAGGCCATGCAGTCGGAGAACGGTCAGATGCTGTATGTAACGAAAGATGGCCAAATAGTGATGAATGGTGAGGTGATAGCCAATGATGCTGTACATTACCTTGGCAGTTATTCACTTTCTTCGGGAGGCGAAAATGCCGCAAAACAGCTGTCGGTAAATTGCTTTACGAAGCCAATACTGCACTATACCATAACGGGCAATAATAATTGGACAGCGTTGGTGCGCCAGGTGCGTACGAACAATACGAATGTGCGTCAGTGGCTGAGGCTCGGTGCTACGCTATACTACCGTGATGTGACGATGAACAACGACTTTAGTCAGGCTACATCATGCACATCGTGGACGAGGTTGCCGGAGTATGACTCTACGGTGGACAGCCGCATCACCAAGAATCGTGATGACATTGCGAATAACATTCAGAAAATCAATGCGAACACGACTAGACTGGACGGCATAGATGGTGCAATAGAGTCCTTTGGTGAGAGCATTACAGACCAAGCCTTGCGCATATATAACTTGGAGCACGGCAAACCATTGGCTACCCAATCGGCACCAGGCTTTATGAGCGCAGAAGACAAGGTGAAGGTGGACACGCTGAACGGTGGCATTGCGCAGCAGAAGGACGGCAGTTATAAGACATTGACTGGCAAGGCCGTCATTGAGACGCACTCCGACGTGGTGGGAGAGGAGGTGAGTTTGACAGACTTTAATAACGCCCAAGCCACTACCTACAATAAAGGTGATGTGATAAACCTATACTATACCAAGGGTGCCTATGGTGTGCTTGCGCAAAAGGATATGCTATGGTTCGGCCGTCGCGTGGTGAGCAACGACAGCAGCAACGGCACGCTCGTGAAGTATGACTTTAAGACTATTGCCGGTGTGGAGCCTAAAGATGCGTTTAACAGTGACATTACTCTGTACTTCTTGACACTCAAGGGTTATACATCTGCCTTTAGGGGTAGTGCTGGTTATACATTGTACCCATTGAATGTAAGTGCAGTGCCCTACTTGCCATCAACAGCAGACAAGGTGCTGCTTGAAAAGATAAAACAGAAACTTGGATTATGACAGACCTGATACAGACTATCAGTTCTATTGTGACAGGTGTGGCGATACCGGTGCTCGGTGTATTCTTGTTCTATGATGCGAAGAAACGTGAGGCTTTTGCCAGGGCCGGTAAGGCAGAGGCAGACAACATTACGCAGTATGCTGCCCAATGGCAGAAGTTGTATGAAGAGAAGGTGAAGCACGAAGAGGAACTGAATGAGAAGATTGATGCGCTATATGTGCAGCTTAATGAGCAACGCGATGAACTTGCGCGACTTAAAAAGGAGATGGCAGAACTGATGGTGAAGCAGCAGTATGCGGAGAGCCAGAAGTGTACGGTGTTTGGCTGCCCCAACCGCCAGCCGCCTCAACTTGTGTGTGCAAGTAGTAATCACCCAGAACAATAGGACTATGAGATTGACGAGATATATCACGGAATTGATACGTGTGGACAGTGGGCATAGCAGCAAGGCGTTTTTCCTTGTGATGGTGACGATTGTTGGCAGTGTGTTGCTTCTTTGCGCGGCGTTTGTGCTGGCATGGGAGGTTGTGAGCACTGGCACTATACATACGGATTTAGTGGGACTGAGCGCATTTGTTGGCAGTGTGGCAAGTTTGTTTGCGACAGCTGGTATCACAAAGGTGTGCAGTGAACGGAAAGAAAAGAAATGCGAGTATGAATGATTGGATAGGTGGTTACAATTCTGTGTTCAAGTGTCTTGGCGGGAGAGGTCATGGGCAGGAGGAACGCGAGGTGAACGACTATTATGCGACAGACCCGATGGCGGTAGATTATCTTGTTGAGAATAATTTGTTGCCAGATTGTATATGGGAATGTGCTTGTGGTGAAGGGCATCTGAGTAGAAGGCTTGAAGAAGAAGGATATGATGTGTATAGTTCGGACTTGGTGGACCGTGGATATGGTGTAAGCGGGGTGGACTTTTTGAAGGCTGATGAGAAGCCTTCTGACAAGATAAAATGTATAGTTACCAATCCACCCTATAAATATGCCACGGAGTTTGTGCTGCACGCAATAGACATTCTTAAGCCCGGCGACAAGATTTTCATGTTCCTTAAGACGACATTTCTTGAAGGCCGGAGAAGGAAAGAAATGCTTTTTGACCGTTTCCCGCCAAAGACAATCTACCAATTCAGCGGAAGAGTTGCCTGTGCAAAGAATGGAGATTTTGGAAAGATGAAGAAGATTGGAAGTGCTGTTGCTTATGCTTGGTACGAGTGGGAGATTGGTTCGTATGGCACGACAGCACTCAAATGGATATAACACAATATAATATAGATGGAAAGTTGGAAAGAATTAGCGGCATTTGTGCTGGAGCGCGAGGGCGGCTATGTTAATAATAAGGCCGACAAGGGAGGACCTACGAACAAGGGCGTGACATTAGCGACCTACCGAAGTGTGTATGGACAGCACAAGACGGTTGAGGACTTGAAACGCATTACTGATGCGGAGTGGGAGTACATTTTTAAGAAATTCTACTGGGACAAGTGCAAGGCTGACTACATACAGGACAAGAGTGTGGCCTTTATTCTTGTGGACTGGGCCTATAACAGCGGAGTCAAGACGGCCGTAACGCACTTGCAGCGGATAGTTAAGACTACTGCCGACGGCATCATGGGCAAGCAGACCTTGCAGGCGGTAAATACGCGTAGTCCGCTTCCGCTGTTCGGAGCGTTGAAGCAGGACAGGATAGTTTTTTATAAGGCTATTGTTGCCAAGAATCCGAGCCAGAAGGTGTTCTTAAAGGGGTGGCTTAATCGGGTTGGTCATTTCGCTTATAACAAGTTCGTATAATACGAAACTGCCACACAAGTTTCCCCGTGCGGCAGTTAAGTGTTCTAATAATACTTTTTTTTATGGTCACTGCAAAGGTAACAAATATAACCAAAAATATGCGTAGAGTTAGTGGTTTTTTAATCGTGATTATCTGTGCAGTTGTCTTGCACAGCAGTTGCGCGCGCAAGGTTGCGCAGAGCATTGAGCGCACTCACGACACGCTGATAGTGTATAAGACCGACAGCGTGATGGTGCGCGATACGATTGTGACAGTTTCCAAATTGGAAAGTGTGGACAGTGTAGCGGAGCGCATGACCACCTATGTTGTGGTGGACACAGCTGGCAAGGTGCTGACTAAGTATGTGTATCGCGACAGAAGCGTGTATCACAACAAGGACGCTCTTAGTGCGAGCAGTCATGTGTCATGCCGCACACACCGCACGAACAGCACAAGCCACAAGGCTATGGTGCGTGATGCGGTGACAAAGGTTGAGAAGCCTCCTGCAAGATGGAAGCTTCGGGCCGTTGGCGGTCTGTTTATCTTAGTAATATGCGTGTTGTTATATTACAACATATATAGTAAGTATAAGTGATTTTGTTGGGTTGTTTGTTTGGCAAGCATGGGCGCATGGTGATGTGTTCCGTGCTTGCCTTTGTGCTTATTTATTTACAACGAAATTACTTATGAACAATGGAACAATTACAACAGATTTTTGATTGTGCAGTTGAAGCCGTGATGCAAGCCAGCGGCCTTGACTTTGATGCGCTTGCCAACTGTCGCTCGGAGCGATGTGTGGTTGCGCGCGTGGTGCTTGTTGACGTGCTGATGGAACTTGGTATGAGCGAGGGTGATATTGCATTCCTTAGCGGCATGAGTCAGCAGAGGGTTAATTCGCTTAAGAATAGTGCGAGGTACAGGCTAAAGGGGCTGGCTGCACGGGTGATGAGGGAGGAGGTGAGGAAATCCGTTTCCTTGCCAATAGCGGAAAATAATCGGTGAAAATATTGCTATATCGCATGGATATTTGTATTTTTGCAGAAAATAATAGGCTATGAGCGATTTATACAAAGAGTATATGAAGGGGGTGTTTGTGCCACCTGTTGAAGCAACAGATGACATATCCTGCCTGTCAATAGAGGAGTTGTTCCTTCGTAAGCAAGAAAGGGTTGGGCTAAGCAAAACCAAAATAGCGAAGATGCTTGACATGGACGTTGCGACCCTTGATAAAATAATAAAGGGCAATTATACTGGTGCAAGCGTTCTGAATACATTGAAGGTTGCTATATTTATCGGCGTTTCGATGAACGATTTCCTTAACGCAAATGCTGATACGCTTCAGTCAAAAGATGTTAGTGAAATTTGCCATGTACGTGATACGGCAGTCCTTTGCGAATATTTCAGCATAGACACACTTAATAAGATAGGGTTCTTTACTGATAATAATTATGTGCAAAGGATAAACGATTTCTTTGGCTTCAAGCAAATCAAGGAATATGCAGATATCGTTTCAGTTCTGACGAAAGCATACAGTATGACAAGAAGGAGTTACGACCAAAAGATGCGTGACTTCTGGACGATTTCTGCTTACGCTCAATTTAAGAATATTGACAACCCTAATATGTACGATAGGGATAGGCTTATGGATATAATGCCGAAGATTCGTCCTTGTTCGCAAGACGTAGAAACAGGGCTGTATCACGTGGCTCGTGCCCTTTATTCTGTTGGTGTGACGATGATTTACCAACCATCATTACCCAAAATGCAAGTACGTGGCGCAACAATGGAGTATAATGGAAAGCCATGTATTGTTATATCAGACTTGAACAAACGCTATCCGACCTTATGGTTCTCTCTATTCCATGAGCTATACCATGTTTTGTTTGATTTTGATGACATTGTGCTCAACAAAGTGCATTTGAGTTCTGACGAAGGTGATTTATTTCTGACAGATGAAAATGCGGCAGATAAATTTGCTCGCGACTTTATTCTGTCGCCAACAAAATTGCAATTTATAAAGCCTTATGTTCACGCACCTCTGATGATAAAAAAGTATGCTCAGAAATGGGGCGTCCATTCCTCGCTAATTTATGCGCTTATTGCTTATGATACAAACAACTGGGCAGAATACAGTGCTCTAATACCGAGGTCGGAAAAAGCTACGGAAAGAGTAAATACAAATCCGTTCGAGGTTGAAACGATAAGAGAAGTGGCTGAAACGTATAAACAAAAATTGAATATATGACAAATAAGACCAAAGTTCTATCAGAAGAAAAAAAATCAAGAGAAGTTGAGGAGCTGTTGTTTAATGCCGACAAGGCAAAGACTGACGGTTTGTTCATTGATAAGGATAACGATAATGTTGTCCTTAAAGATGAATTACAGAAACTGATTGAGTTGCCGACTGACAATCCAGATGAGAAATATGAATTATATTATAAAGTCATAGAGAAAACACTCCGCGAGAAGTTGCCAAAAGGTGATGAATACAAGGAAGGAAATGCTATGTTACGCGAAGAGAAAAATACATTTCTTACAGGACACAGGAAAGGGCGTGACGGCATACGTGGTGCTGACAGTAGGCAAGCATTTTTACCTGCAATGCAGGAATTTATCCAAATTTTGCATGATTGGCTTAAACGCGATGGTAGTACGTTTGACCTTTACCAAACATTACTCGAAGAGAATATCAAGAGAGGATATAAAGGACCAGAAGATGTAAAATGATTATGAATGAACAAAGGCCACCCCATTCGGGTGGCCTTTTGCTTTATTGGTGGATAGGACAAACAATTCACAAGCAACTCACAAACAACTAACAAAACTCACAAGCAACTCACAAGCAACTTGTCACCATCTTTGCGCTATCGGGGGATATTCCCCGACCGACTTAATACATTCAAATAATTATGGACAATGTAGAGAAAGTAATCTGTTGCGACAGAGGTAATGATGCGCTTGCTTACGCGGCAATGGCTAACAACAAGGGCAATGACCCCATGGCCCTGGCAGCTATGATGAATGGTGGCCTTGGAGGTGCAAACCAGTGGCTGAACAATCCGTTTTTGTACCTTATTTTCCTCGCCATGTTCGGTGGCAATGGCTTCGGGTTCGGCAACCGCAATGGTCTGCAAGATGCCGAGATACAGGGCCAAATCCAGTCATTGCGCTCGCAGATGGCCGACAACCACAACTCCGACTTGCTGATGCAGGCGATAAGAGGTAATAACGATGCCTTGACCACACTGGGCGCGAACCTTAATTGTGACTTCAATCAGTTGCAGCAAGGCGTGTGCGCTGTTCGCTCCGCTATTGACAACGTAAGCGGCAAGGTAGGCTTCTCTGCAGAGCGCGTAATCAACGCAGCGGAGAAAGGCAATGCGGCAGTTATCCAGGCAATTCAGAATTGTTGCTGCAACACACAAAACAACATCACCAAGATGGGCTACGAGAACCAGCTCGCAATACAAGGACAGACCAACTCCTTGCAGCAGAGCCTCAATTTTGTGAACTCATCGGTGGAGCGCGGATTTAGCTCTGTTGGCTACCAAATGTCGCAGGACAAGTGCGATGTGATACGTGCAGGACAGGACAACACGCAGCGCATAATTGATGCCTTGAACAACCATTGGTATGCCGACATAGACCGCAAGTATCAAGACGCACGTTTGGAACTCTCTCAGCAGAACCAAACTGCCGCACTGATTGCAGCTTTGGGCAAGACTACAACTGCAACGACATGAGGAGGTGTTTCCAAAACGGAAATAGCCACTGATGACCATATTGCTGACGCCAACGAAAAGGTGGACAATAGCTTTTTCGTGAGGTCGCGGAAGAGGTCGAAAGAGAAGTAATAACAAGCACGTGGGGAAGTAATTGCCCCACGTGCTACTAACGATTGAAATCATGCTATTCAAAGACGTAAAAATAGGCTACCCGATTTACTTTCTTGACAAGGAGGGCGCAAGATATTATCAAGGCAAGGCCGTGAGTGTTGCAGTTCCGCGCTACGACAATAGCCAAGCCAAGGCTTTCGGTGCGCAGCCGACTGGCCTTGTGGTAGACATAACCATAGAGGCAGATGGCGCGACCAAGACATACACAATCCCCGAAACTGCAACAATAACGTATGCAGGGCATCTTGTATTGTCAACAGATAAGGACGGTATACTAAGAGAGGTGGAGGCACTAAAGGCTGCAAGTGAGGAGGCGTTGTCACAGGTTGAGCGACACAAGCAGATGGTTACAAATTGTAGTCAACTGATGGAGGAGCTTAATCCAGCCTTTGCCGAAAAGCGCGCGCAAGACAAGCGGATTGAGGGCATTGAAAACGAGGTGAAGAGCCTTGGTGCTGTCCTTCGCGATTTTATTAACGAGTTTAAGAAATGATGATTATGGGAAGATTATATATGGTATTTTGCAAGGGTGGTGGCAAGTGCAAGCACTTTGACAAGGAAAGTGCAGAGAAGGCTGTCAGCCGCATATACTACACGACTAAGGACGGCGCGGAGCATCATGGGCCGCACTGGAGCCTGGAGCAGGTGCTTGAAGCGACGAAAGGGTTGCAGTTTAAGCCTTGTGTAACAGATTACGACAAGTATGTAGCGTTTAACGCTGCTTATGCCGACTTGTGCAAGACGTTGACGCCAGACTTGATTATAGAGACAGGTCATGCGTTTTTCTTTGAAGATGAAGATGCGCCCTGCAATAAGATATGGATATACATGGAGAGTTTTGAGTAAAAAAAGCGTGACACATCGTCACGCTTTTTGCTCTAATATAATGCCGTTCAGATATAAATTTATAAATTTGTTGCGTCTGTTAGGCATAGCGATATGTCCATTGTCTTGTAGTGAGTCTTTATTGGCTCACTACTTTTGGCTAAAAACATAATCCATCAATTTTTCATTTGCTTCGTTTATCAACGAGAAGTCCTTCTTTATGTATAGATTAGTGACTCTCATTCTCTCGTCGATATGGCATAGCATGTCATTGACTATATATAATGGTATGCGTACATCATTTGCTGCAATAGTTGCCATAGAATGCCTGGCAGAGTAAAATTGCAATTTCTCAATTCCGAGAGCATTGCCAATTATCTTCAATCCCTTGTTTAATGCAACGTTGAAATTGCTTGGCGTGCTGTATCTTTCGGAGAAATTAAACACAGTACCGGCATTCCCTTTTGACACGTATTTTTTCATTAGTGGCTTTATGTTCTCTGGTACAATTATTTCCATTAGCGCATTGTCGCTCCTTCGGTCGCGTGTTTTCGTCCTATTATACCTTATCCGTTGTCCATCATAATCCGTCACGCTGTATAGGTCTACTGCATTCATGCCCATCAAACAGAATGATATGATAAAGCAGTCCCTTGCGATTATTTCTCTTTCAGATTTTCCAGTATAATTGTAAATGGCTCTTATCTGTTCAACAGTCAAGGCCCTCTTTTCTGCTACGTTCTGTTTTTTCGGTTTATAGCTATGAAGTGTTTTCTTTATTTTAATGTCATCGTTGTCGTAATCATTGTAGAACTCTCGCGCATCTTGGAAAATCTTCATGATGGAAGATGTGTATAGTGACATTGCACGTGGCTTATCGGAGAGTGACCGCTCCCACTCTCGCATCATCTGTTCGCTAAACTCACTGCAATATATAACTCGTCTACCGAAGAACTTGCATAGTGCATTTATTGCGGATTTGTAGTTGCGTATGCCTTTTAGGTCATTGTGTTCGTTTACCCATCTCTCGGCATACTTGATGAAGTTTATACTTTCTCCTTCATCTTTTTGTTTGAGTTTTTCCACAATCGTGTCAAAGGGTACATCATTCACTTCAAGATACAACCCTTCAATCTTTTTCCGTAGTTTGCTGATAATGTCATTACCACGTTCGAGTACGTTGTTGTTCTTTATTTTGAGGGAAGAGGTCAAATCTTTTTTACCTACAATCATAGTTGTCGGTAAATAGACGGTCTTTCGATTGTGTGAGAACCGGATAAAAACGACATACGTTTTATCTTCTCTCTGTCTGTCCTTCCGGACCATTAGTTTGAATGTAGCCATATTGTCTGTTTGTTATGCCCGAAGGCAAAGTTAATAATGAATTGGAAAACATTTGGAAAACATTTGGAAAACATTTTCGTTTTACAATCATATTCCAAACGTCACTTGTAAGCAATCTATTTTCTTTGTCCAGATAGTTTAACCATGACTACACGTGTAGAAAACCATTGATAATCAACGAAAAACAGAGGATTGCTCGTTACGAACAATCCTCTGTTTGGTGGGGTGCTTAGTGGGATTCGAACCCACGACATTCAGAACCACAAACTAATTAAAGGATTGTTGAATGCGTTGATTGTCATACGTTTTCCGCTCTGTGTAGTGATTGATGGAAAACATTTGGAAAACATATTGGGGTATGTTCTTGGGTTTATGAGGTAGTTATAATCTGAATGCTTGGGTTTGAGGGTTCTTATAATCTGGGGGCTTGGGTGGTTATTTGATGGTGATTGTATAATGCTTTGTCGCTGTCTGTGTGGTACCATTTGAGACCACGAGAATTGTAAATTATATTTGCTTCGCTCAGAATGCTTATTGGATAATAGCAATAATTCAAACCTGTTGCGCGAAAGGCTAAATAGGAGTTGTCTGATGGGATTGTGTTTCTGTATGATGGGGGACTTAATACGTTTATTTGCTCTCCGGCTCTCGCAATGTGGTCAAATTCTAAAGATTTACCATTGATATAAACAATGTCACCGGTCTTTAGTAACTTGTGCAGGTTGTGGCAATAACCTGCCTTGGGGCATCTGCATTTCTGTATCAGTCGTCTGATGGGTTCTAATATCAAGAAATTTAGCAGGCACAGAATTAGGCCCACTGTTCCGAATAATGGGAGATCGACTACTGGGTGTATAAACGAAATCCAAATTACAAATATAGCAAATGCTGCACCTGTTATGTAGGATAGTGCGGTAAGGCATATTTTTTTTGCTTTCATGCTTTATAGGAACTTGTTTGTCTGTTTGTATTTATTGTACCGCCCATCAACAGATGGGCGGTACAATAATTATATACATGTGCGTATGAGGCCCATTATTTGATTACATTCATTGATTCTTAGTTTTCTTGATGTTCTTCGTTGTAGTTTCTCTCGTTTATCCCGTCGATAAATTCGAACTGCTTGTTGTTGAAGCATTTCTTGCAATACCATAAGTAGTCTGGGTTGATGCATATTCGGGAGGTATCAATAAAAGAGATACCTGCAGGACAGTGACCAGCTTGATCTTTTTCTTTGTACAGTTCAGAGCAGTCTCTTCTTGTGTGTAAGATATGGCAGCTTGAAAGATAAACGTACTTGCCAATCGTGTCACTTGAAGAAGACTGACCCTCTATACTGTTCGTCTTATTATCGCATGATGATGCGATGATTGCGAGAACTACCATTATAGTAGTAATTATCTGTTTCATTTTTCTAATTGGATTATATGCAAGTTCGTATCAATCCCATGACGCGGAAGATGCGGACGACGTCGGCTTTGGGGACGCGGAACGAAACGTAGCGTGATTGGTTGTTTGTACTTTGACATTCGTAGTCTTTATCACGATCGATGAGGATTCGCAGGAATAATCCGTGATTGAGGGTGTCGATTGCGTAGATGTTTCCGTTGAGAATGTAGGTGTTCTTTGGCATTGCGCTGAGGGCAACGCGATCTCCTACCTTGAAGTCGGGCTGCATGGCTTCGTCTTGTACTTCCATGTATAGTTGAAAGTCGGAGAATCCTGCAAAATAGGGGATTAGTTCTACTCCTTCTTTTTTCTCTATAATAATCTTTTCGTACACGTCTATATTCTGTTGTTTGTACAGAGACATAGGTATGAGCGGTCGCACTTCGTCTTCTGCTGTCTGCAATGAACTCTGTACGGGTTTGCTATTTTTATATGTATTATGTACGCTATTTGCGAACATGGTAGCACCAGGTGAATTGTAATTGCGCTGCTGCACGTTCGCAGTGTCCGCGGGCAACTTCACCTGCCTTTCTTGTTGGGGGCGAAGCATGTCACCTTCGCCAGTGAGAAGCCATGACATGTTGAGGTCGGGGAATGCGGATTTTATTTTTTCAATGGAAGAATTCCCTAAAGACTTCATGTTGTTAATATATCCGTTCGCTAGACCTGTGCGTCTTTCAAACTGTCGCTTATTGATTGATATAGACTCGATATACTGAATCAATCTATCTTTTATCGTGATATTATTCATAGTCGTAATATTTGTAATGCTTACATTGCAATAACAATCTAATATGGTTAATCAATCTAAATATCATATAGATTACAGCTCTATTTCTTTTAGATTATTAGTCTATATTCTATCTTTGCAATCGTAATCAACAATCACCCAACAGGTGGTTACTGCAAAGGTAGTGAGATTTGTTGGTGATTGCAACAAAATGAAGGTTAGAGTTATGAGAAGAAACAAATACATAATTCAAGTGCCTTATGGCGCGAAGACAGAGATTGCCAAGAAAATTGGAATCCGAAAGGAGTATGTGAGCCGTGCGTTGCGGTACGACAGTGAGACCGCTCCGAGCCAGATGCGTATTCGTGATATTGCGATGAAGGAGTTTGGCGGACGTTTGGTTAAGTTGGTTTACTAAAGATAGATAGAATGCCATGACACTGAGTGAAGTAAACAGATTGATAAAGGAGTCGGTGCAGATAGGTGTGATGCAGGCAATAAAGACTTACGAGCCTGCTCGTGACTGCATAAGGGCTTCGGAGTTGCGTGCCTGGCTTTCGTTGAACAAGATTGACTATGGTTTGTTCAGACGGTTGGAGGAGGCTGGCCTTGTGAAGAAGGTGAAGCAGGGCAATGGCACGAACTCGCCGATGGTGTATTCGAAGGCTGAGGTGAAGCAGGCTGTTGCGACGAGCACGGTGTGCGGTTGGCTGGCTGATGGTAGTATAGATAAAAACTGATGGCGTATGGACAAGATGGACAAGAAAGAGACAATGCGGATTAAGTCGATAGAGCGCAAGGCTTACGAGGTTTACAAGGAGGTTGATGCGCTTGTAGGACAGCTGCAGAGAGAGAATGTTGATTGGGAGATAATTGACGAATTGAAAAGTACTCGTGATGCCTCGTGTGATGTGGTTGACGCGTTGCAGTATGTGAGGGAGGAGTATGGTGATAATGAGTATTGATATGGCTATGACAGACAAAGATAAAGAGCTCGTGCAGTTGGCAAGGACGTACACGTACTTTGATGTTTGCAAGGTGGTTGACATGAAGAAGATTGCTGACACTGATGAGGCGAGAAGAGAATTGAGTATGATAGCATCTTCGTTGTATCACGAAGAAGAGTGGTACGCAGGATTGTTATAACACATAATAAAAAGACTGGTAAGATGAAGGATACGATTAAAGATGTGATAAAGGCACTTGTGTTTGGTGCTGTGATTATAGCTGGCCTGGTGTATGCTGGCCGCAGTGACTACCGCGATGCGGTGGTGACTGAAATGAAAAATAACGGTACGTACTACTCCATGCTGCATGAGCACCCCGACTGGACTGAGGGTCAGATGGTGGAGGCGTATGTTGACAAGGAATAATGATTGCTTAGTGAAATAACTACTTTGTGTGTTACAACTGTGGCCCGCTCAGTCTGTGAAGATATGGCGGTGCCGCGTACAAAGGCACTGTGCGGTTCGTGATGAATAGTGTGTGCCGTTCTGCCATGGCTTGATGTTTGGACATGGTTCGGCATGATGCTGTGGCAGTGGTTGGATTTAAGTTGATACTTATCTATTACACAGAGGCGTTGTATGGTTCGTGATGAATAGTGCACGCCGCCCATGCAGGTGATAGGCCGTTAATCGGATAGGCGGCAAGGAGACAGTGCATTGGACTCGCCATCAGTAATGATGCTGGATAGCCTTGGTGACGAGTTTGGTTTTTGCGTGACATAGGACATTATGGGGTTCGACTCCCCTCGCCTGCACGACAACAAGATTACTAACAATTAAACGAAAGACAATGGAACAACAGACAACTCAACAACAGGTGGTGGCTATGGCCAGCCCTCAGGAACAAGAGATACAGCTGCTTAAGATAAAGCAGGACACAGAATTTGCTGCCACTCCGGTGGGTCAGCAGGTGAAGCAGTTTGAGGCGACAATGCGTATTGCCAAGATGTATGCGATGTCGAGTTTTATCCCCGACTCGTATAAATACAAGAATCGTCAGCCTCTTGACATGAATAGTGTGATAGCTAACTGCACAATCGCCTTGGAGATGGCCACGCGAATGCAGGCCAATCCGCTGATGGTGATGCAAAACTTATATATCGTTCATGGCCAGCCGGCATTCAGCAGCAAGTTTTTGATAGCTTGCATCAATGCGAGCAAGCGTTTTTCTCCTCTCCGCTATGAGTTTAGGGGTGATGAAGGCACAGAAGATTATGCTTGCAGAGTCGTAGCCTACGAGATAACCGACACCAAGCACAAAGAACCGCTATGTGGTGACTGGATAAGCATCAAGATGGCAAAGGCCGAAGGTTGGATTGGCAAGACTGGCAGCAAGTGGCTGACGATGCCGAGCCAGATGTTGCGATACAGAGCTGCCGCCTTCTGGCAGAGGACGTATTGCCCGGAGATAAGTATGGGCTTGATGACTGCCGAGGAGGCTCAGGACAGTTATGTGCCTTATGAGGAGGTAAAGCCGCAGCCGGTGTCGTCGGTTCCGACAGACGAGATAGGGCGTCCTTCGCTGACGGAGCTTGCCGCTCGCACTGCTCAGCAGCAGACTGGTGAGGCGCAAGTTTGTCCAGAGGCTACTGAGTCGAACCCTTGGGGCGATGCAGAGGAAACAGATGTTGAAGGTGTAAAATCAGAAGGCAATGTATGACAACAAGAATCAGAACACGTTAGAGTGGTTCCGCCAAAGGCTGGGTAATATTACTGGTTCGGCGGTTGGCAACTTGATGGTGAAGCCCAGGGCGAAGGGCGAGACATGGAGCCAGACGGCTTTGTCGTACTTGAACCAGGTGGCTTTTGAACGTGCGATGAACCCTTTGGTGGTGGAAAATGATGACCTGTTTGCGCAGTATGTGGCGTTGAATGAAGTGAAGAGCAAGGCCATCACTTGGGGCCACGCGATGGAGGGCGAGGCCGCGCACCTGTTTGCGGTGATGTTCAAGAGTTTGTATGGCAGCACGAATCATGCGCCTTATGAGCTTGAATTGATAGAGCCATCGTCGGTGGTGTGCAAGGATTTGCCCCATTTTGCGAGTTCTCCGGACCGCATGTTTTTCAACCCCGAGACTGGCGAGGAGTGTGCTGTAGAGATAAAGTGCCCGCAAGGCCAGTCGTTTGCGAAGTTTGTGAATGGTGTGTTTTTGCAGTCGTCGCATGAGAGCCAGCTTGAAGGTTTGAAGAAGTCAGATGGCAACTACTATTGGCAGTGTTATGCCCACATGCTGGCGACTGGTGCGACAAAGACCTACTTTGTGGTGTACAACCCGTTTATGCAGAAGCCAATTTTTGCACTTGAGATTGCTCGTGATGAGGCTGTGATAGATGAATTGCGTGCCAAGATATGTGCTGGCAATGCGTATGTGGACGAGTTGGCAGGCCGCATAACCGGCAAGAGTTGAAGTTGATGGCAGAGTTATACGTTCTTAGAGGTGCGGACGGTGGTTTGATGCCATGCTATGCGGAAGATGCCGCGCAGATAGAGCGTCTTGTCAGAGGGCGTGTGTACCTTGTAAGAGTGTATGAAGCCCGCAATGTTCGCCTTCACCGTAAGTACTTTGCGCTGATAAATGCAGCCTGGGGAGCCTGTGGTGAGGTGTGGCGGAAGAAGTTCCGTAACAAGGAGAACTTCAGACGGAGTGTCACTCTGCTTGCCGGTTATACGGACCATGTGTATAACGCCCGCAGTGGTGAGTGGGTAGAGATGCCGCGAAGCATAGCCTTTGACCGCATGCGTGAAGATGAGTTTGAGCAGTTGTATGATGCGACGGTGAGGATTATCAGAGCGCAGTTTGCGCCAAGTGGCAAACTTGCGAGAGAGGCTTTTGAGGAGGAGATAAAGGAATTTTGAAAAAAAAGGAAGGAGGGCGCAGCCAGGAAGGTATGCAGCGGCGTATCACTCATATAAAAAAGACGATAGCGCATTTCGTCGGCCCTTCTTCCTTGATATATAAAAGTTGATGAGTTGAGGAGTTGGAGTTTTTAAGTTGAAGAGTTGAAGAGTTAAGAGGTCGGTTTAAGTGGTTGAACTCGCAGAGGTAACTTCATAAACTTGTAAACTCTTAAACTCATCAACTTGAAGGTAAGCTCATAAACTTGTCAACTCGTCAACTAATAAAAAACAAGTGACTAATTAAAATGAAGATAAATGAGAGAGCAAAGCAGGCTGGACCAGATGAGGCGCCTGGCTAATGAGGGTGTTCCGCGCATGCGCCGCCACCCCCATGATGAGGAGCACCAGTTGCAGGTGGCCTGTGTGCGTTGGTTCCGGTTGCAATATCCGGAGTTGGCTTATGCGTTGTTTGCCGTACCGAATGGCGGGCGGCGAGATGCGACGACAGGTGCGAAGTTGAAGGCCGAGGGCGCGCTTGCGGGTGTGTCGGACCTGATACTGTTGAAGCGGAGCGGTGCGTATGGCGCGCTGCTGATAGAAATGAAGACTCCCAATGGTCGTCAGAGCGATGCTCAGCGCAGATGGGAGGAAGAGATTACAGCGTGTGGTGAGTACCGATATGTAGTGTGCCGAACGTTCGAGGGGTTCAAGAATGAGGTAAGCGGCTATATCGGCATCTCACTACGAGAAAAAAATAAGAGTGAGTAATATGGCAGAGAGCAAACGAACGGCCAGTTACTTCTCGCACGACAGCAATGCCAGGAACTCCGACCGATTGATAAAGGTGCGCATGAAATATGGCGCATTGGGTTACGGGGTTTACTTCATGATACTGGAACGGTTACGCGATGACCCCAGATACATGAGTGTCAGAGATTATAATATGATAGCCTTTGACCTTCGTGTTGACTCATCGGTGATTAAGTCCGTTGTTGAAGACTTTGGGTTATTTGTCTTCGCCGAAGATGGTGAGTACTTCTACTCCGAAGGTTTCATGCGCAGAATGGACTTGAAGGATAATGAGAGGCAGAAGCGGTCGGCAGCGGGCAAAAGGGCCATGGCCACCAGATGGGGCACTACTGATAAGAGTGTTATAACTGAGTTACCCGAAACGGATAAGAGTGTTATAAGAGTGTTATCGGATAGTGATAAGAGTGTTATAACAGAGTTACCCGAAAATGATAACAAGAAAAGTAAAGTAAAGGAAAGTAAAGTAAAAGATGATGGTGTAGAAGAAAAATCGCCATCGACGGCATCACCGGCAGAAGGTGATAATTTGGCAACGGACTTGAATGAATTGCGCAAGGAGAGTGGTTGGATAAACCTTGTTGCCATGAAGTTTGGCATGTCAGTGGCCGATGTTGTAGGCATGATAGCAGACTTTGAGCTTGACTGCCGCGTGAACGGCAAGACGTATCACCAGAACCTTGCTGATGTGAAGAGCCACTTTGCGAACTGGCTCCGCATACAGCGCAAACAAGAAACGAACCATGCAGGAAGTGAACAAGACCCCGCAGCAGCGGAAGCGAAACATACCCGACGTAGGGGAACTGATGTTGCAGCTACGTCGTCAGCGGATTACTCAACAAGGCTTTAGGTTGCCGCTTGGTGTGGAAGATGCTTATGAGCTGCTGTACTCAGCCCTCCGTGTGGAGGTGGAGAGCAAGCATCGCAAGTTTGTGGCAGACGATGAGACAACTCGCATTGTGGCCACGCTGGCGAAGTATCTGACATCGAAGGACGTGCACCTGACTGGACTGATGTTCTGTGGTATGTGTGGCAATGGCAAGACGACGATGCTGTATGCCCTGCAGAATGCAGTGAACTGGCTGAAGGAGAATAACCGGTTTGGCAAGGAGCAGACGGAACGCGGTCTTGACCAGCTGAATGTGGTAGACGCCCGTACGATAGTGCGGCGCATGAAGATGAAGCCGATGGAGTTGATAAAGACCCCGATGCTTGCCATAGAGGACATGGGCCGCGAGCCTGCTGAGGTGCTTGACTATGGCAATGTGACAACGCCTCTGACGGAGCTGCTTGAGTGCCGGTATGATGAGCGGTTGTTTACGGTAATCACTACGAACCTGACTGGTAAGCAGATACGTGAGAAGTATGGCGTGAGGATAGCCGACCGCATCAACGAGATGATGGAGGTTGTGGTGTTCAAGAACGGGTCGTACAGGTGAGGAGGGGGATTGGTTTAAGTTGAAGAGTTGAGGAGTTGAAAAGTTGAGGATTTGACGGGTAAAAATAGCAAAAAACGAATGATAACAAAATTTGATTTCAAGAGCCATACAATCAAGAGTTATGCGATACGCAAGCTCACGCCCTTGGAGTGTTTCAGACTGATGGGTGTGCGCGATGATGTGATATACACGATGCAGAGCACCAATGCCGAGGCCGCCGAAAGAGTGCAAGGCTGGAAAGGCAAGGGCAAGGCAGAGGACATGGCGATTTCTGCGTCACAGCAATACAAGCAAGCAGGAAACAGTATTTGTATAGATGTGCTTGTTTGCTTGTATGAGCAACTGTGGTACCCGAAGCATGAGAAGCGTGAGATAATAGAATTGCAGTTGTTCCCAGAGATGAAGTTGCCTTCGGAGCCAGTGGACAAGAGCAAGGGCGAAAAGGTAATCATCACCACCTTCAGCGGTTATGACTCGCAGCTCATGGCAGCGGACGTACTAAAGGAGCGACACCCCGACTTCAAGTGGACTTGCATGGGTTGGAGCGACATAGACAAGTATGCTTGTC